CCCTGGCGGCCTACAGCAATCTGGCGCTTGAAACCGACTATACGGAGTGAGCCCTATGGACGAACTCGACCAAAAACTAAACGCCACTTTCGACGGCAAAGTTCTTCGCAAGGACTTGCTGCATCGGATCAAGAAAGGCACCAACGTCCCGACGTTCGTCCTGGAGTTCCTGCTCGCCAAGTATTGTGCCAGCAATGACCAGGCAGAGATGGATGCCGGCATGGAGGCGGTGCTGTCCTCCTTGCAGGAGAACTACGTTCGCCCAGACGAGGCCAATGCCGCTCAGTCCAAGGTGGCCACCAAGGGCAAGCATCGGTTCATCGACAAGGTTCACGTTCGCTACGTCGAGAAAGAGAAGCGCCACTGGGCATCGCTAGAAAACTTCAATTCGCAACGCATCGCGATTGGCGAGAAGTTCTACCGCGACAACGATCGCTTGCTGGAAGGCGGCATTTGGGCGGAAGTGACCCTGGCGCACAACGACATCGACGAAGATGACTATGCGTTTTCCATCGAGGACCTGCGCCCGATCCAACTGACCCGTTTCGACTTTGACCGCTATGCAGAAGGCCGGGCAGCCTTCACTCGCGATGAGTGGATCGCGGCGGTTCTTCGCTCTGTGGGTCTGGAGCCCAACAAGCTCTCGAAGCGCGTTCAGATGCACTTCATCGCCAGGCTGGCCGCTCTGGTCGAGCCCAATTACAACTACATTGAGTTGGGACCGCGAGGCACAGGTAAGTCCTATTTCTTCAGCGAGTTCTCACCTTACGCTACCTTGATCTCGGGCGGGCAAGCGACCAAGGCCACGCTGTTCTACAACAACGCACGCCGCAAGGTAGGTTTGGTTGGATTCTGGGACACGGTCGCCTTTGACGAGGTCGGCGGGATCAAGGTGCGCGATCCAGACACGATCCAGATTATGAAAGACTTCATGGCCAATGGTCGCTTTTCGCGCGGCGCCGAAGTCATTGCCGATGCCAGCCTGAGTTTTGTCGGCAACATCGATGTGTCTGTGCAGCAGGTGGTCAATTCCAACGAACACGACCTGTTTCAGCCCTTGCCACCAGANCTCGACCTGGCCGTGATGGANCGCTTCGCCGCGTACATNCCGGGCTGGGAAATGCCCAAGAACAGCAGCGAGTTCCTGACCAGTAATTACGGATTCATCACCGATTACNTGGCCGAGGCCTTCCACTACCAGTTCAAGCACACGAACCGCTACGAAGAAGTTAGCAAGCGCATCCGGCTCGGTAANTCGATTGAGGGGCGTGACGAGAAAGGCATCAAGAAAACCGTCTGCGCTTTCTTGAAGGTCTTGCATCCGAANGGGCCACCGACCGACGAAGAGTTCGAGGAATACGTGGCCTATGCNACGGAATGCCGCCGTCGTGTCAAAGAGCAGATGAACAANCGCAAGCCGGATGACGAGTTTGCGCGNATCAANCTGTCCTACTTCAAGGCCAGNGGNGAGGAAGTGGTGGTCTTCTGCCCGGAGTCGAAGGACGCGGCGGCAACGCAAGAGCCAGCGCGCCGTCGGTTGAATCAGGCGGATGGGCAGCCTGCTGAGGCGGTCGAGGTACAGCCATCTGCGCAACCGGCGCCTGTTGCAGTGGAATCTTCAGCAGTTCCGACGCGGATATCACCAGCTCCGGCTTCGACTGCGATTGTGCCGTCACCGGTCGAGCTGAAGGAACAGCACTTCACCATCCTCTATGGCGATACCGGGTACAGCTATGAGTCGATCCTCGGCCCCTACCTTCAGGGCGCGAAGTCTGTCGTCATCGAAGACCCGTACATCCGGTTGCAACACCAGATTCAGAACTTCGTGCGCTTCTGCGAAACGGTGCTGAAGGCTGGCACGGTGAAGAAGATCAGCCTGATCACCGGCTACGACGACAAGACCCAGTTGGCCGACATCGCCGAAAAGCTCGATGAGTTGAAGCAGAGCCTGCTGGAATTAGATGTCGAGCTGGAGGTGAAGCTCAACCCGAACATCCATGACCGTGAGATCCGTCTGGATAACGGCTGGGTCATCAAGATTGGTCGTGGCCTCGACTTCTATCAGAAGCCTGGGGGGTGGTTCGAAGTGGGGGCGAACGATTTGAGCTTGCGGAAGTGCCTTGAAACGAAGGTGGATATCTTCCGAGCATGATGCAAACGACAGGCGCCAAACTGCCAGCCCGCAGAGTGAATGCATAGAAGCGCATGGACCGTATCGATATTGATTTGTGGGATGCGCTTCGTGAATCCACCTGGGACACCTTGCTCCTAGGGAACGGGGCCAGCATTGCCATTCATAGGGAATTCGCATATCCAACGCTTCATAGCGTCGCCGACGCGAAAGGTTTGCTTCCGACCACCGCGCCAATCTTTGCGAAACTGGGGACGACCGACTTTGAGCATGTGTTGCTCGCATGCTGGTATGCGGAGCACGTCAACGCGGCCCTGGGGTCACCGTCGGCCGATATCTCTGCGGCCTACTCGGAAGTACGCACAGCACTGATCGAAGCGGTACACAGCGTACATCCGGTACACGCCGATGTTGCCGCCGACTTACAGCGGGTTGGTACATTCGCGAGCTCGTTCCCAACTGTCGTCAGCCTGAACTACGACCTCACCCTGTACTGGGCCATGCTGCTGTTCAATGCAGCAAACGGCAGCTGGTTCAAGGACGCGTTCCATCATGGAGAGTTTCAGACGGACTGGGAATATCTGCGAAGGCCATACGGGCACGCTGCAGGAGCAACGTTGGTGTTCTATCCGCACGGCAGTCTGTCAGTGGCTCGAGACTACATTGGTGACGAGACAAAGATCGCGGCATCCACTGGCGCGACGGGCGATTTGCTCGAAACGATCACCCGAAAGTGGTCCTCCGGGAGCTTCGTGCCGGTGTTTGTTAGCGAGGGAACCAGCAAGGAGAAAGTCGCGGCGATACGCCGGAGTCATTACCTGACGAACGTGTACGAGGAGGTCCTGCCTGCGATCGGGGAGAGTTTGGTCGTATATGGCTGGAGCTTTGACGAGCGAGACCAACACGTGCTCGACGCCATCGCATCGAGTCCGCCAAAGCAAATGGCCGTCTCGGTTTTCACTGGTCAGCCAGATGGAGATCAGCAGGCGTTCTGCCACCAAGTGCTTAAGGCTGCTGGTCGGTCCTTGCCTGACACAGAAGTGATGTTCTTCGATTCGCAAAGCCCGGGATGCTGGAACAATCCATGATGCGGTGCTGAACCCTACTGCTCGCTGGCAACTTTCATCTCCCTGACCCACGTTTGCAACGCCCTTAGCTGCTCGGCGTTTTCGTGGCAGGTCTGGTAGTTGGCGGCAACGGTTCCGGCGACGGCAGAGAGCGCAATGTCTGCGGCGGNCGCATCAGCATCTCGGGCGGGCTCGGGCAGCTCACCGGCGGCGGCAGCGTCGTGCAGGCGCACAAAGCCACGGTTGATAGTGCAAGCAGCATCGGCTTGAACGGGCACATAGACGGGAACCTCCTTGATGATGGTGTCGCCCTTCTCGCGGACGACGCGGACGCGGTCGACGTACTGGGTGACGACCTTGACGGTNGCTTGCGCCTGCCGCTCGCGGGCGACGGCGGCCTGCAGGGNTTGTTGCTGGACGGCGGCATCCCACTGCGCTTGAACGTGACTCGCGCCCTTGATCCAGCCAAATCCGATCAGGGTGACGCCGAGCGCAGCGAGGGCCAGCAGCCGGTACGGCCAGGGAATCACGCTCACGACGCCTCCCCGATGCACTGCTGGTATTCGGTTTCACGCCGTGTAGCCAGCCCGCCGCACAGCCGTGCGTTGGCAGGCAGCGCGCAGTCCTTGCCCTGGAAGAAGCGCCAGCGCCGCAGTTCGGAGCACGCCCCGGCGTAGTCACCGGCATTGAGTTTCCTTACCAGCGTGGACTGGCAGAAAGCCCGGCTGCCGACGTTGTAGGAAAAGCTCACCAGCGCGTCGTACTCGTGCTGGGCCAGCGGCACGGTCACGCATTGTTTGAGCGCCCCCTCAAATTGCTGCACATCTGTGAGCGCCCGAGCCAGCGCCTTCGGCGGCGTGGTGGTGTCGCCCAACTTCACCCCGGTCGTTGTGCCGAAACCGATGGTCGGCACATCGCCCTTGACGGGGATCACTGCGCGGTCGGTGTACCCCTCGTGCAGCACGATGCCGACCAGGGCGGCGGCGGACAGCGTCAGCCCGGCCACCGTCCTGCGCATCACGGGTGATGGTGGCCGGGTCATCGGTGCATCTCCGGCTGCGCCACGATGCGCGCGACGGTCGCGCCGATACTGGCGGCAAAGGCCAGCAGCACAAACGCGCCGCGCGGCAGTACGTCCCCGAACAGCGGCACCACCACTTCCACTGCCGTGAAGGCAGCGGCCAGCAGCGAGAAGCGAATGCTCCAAGCCCGTCGCAGCACGCGCCGCCAGTCGTCCAGAAGGCAGATCTCCGGCTTGGCGTTCATTGAACGCCTCCCATCAACTTCAACTTGATGGCGGCACCGACCAGCAGTGCGGCCAGGATGCCGGTGGTCACGACCTTGATGGTGGTCTGCCACGCCGTGCGGCGGGCATCGCGCCACGCTTCCAGCAAGTCGCGCAGTTCACGGATGTCGCGGGCTGCGTGGCCGTTTTCGAGGCCAAGGTGCGCCAGCACACGCTCGGCTCCGCGTTCAGCGGCGCGGTCGAGCAGTTCGTCGAAGTCCTCGCGTCGCAAGAGGAGCATGTTCTCGATGAGCGCAGGTTGTTGGTGTTCGGGTTCGGTCATTGCGGTCTCCAGAAATGCGAAACCCGCCTCGTGGGCGGGTTTCTGGTGGGTACGAAGATGGGAAGTCAGATGGCGACGCCTGCGCTCCAGCCGGTGGACTTGTAGGCCGAGAGCTTGGCTTCGTCCTCGATGTAGCAGAGCCAGCCGATCTTGGGCGTGTGGTACTCCCAAACATCTGCGATGCGTGCGGCGATCTGGTTGGTCTTGCCTGCCCACACGCCGGTGGCAGCGGCAGGAATCAGGTAGCGGTCGCCGTTGGCCGGGCTGGCCGGTGGCGTGGTCAGGTCACGGTCTTTCACGGACAGACCGACCACAGCGCCGAGGCGCTTGAGATTGGCATCCATGCCGGTGTCCCAGCCGCTCTCGCCGAGCGTCCAGCCGTAATTGAGTCCAAGGTTCGGATCGGTTGATGGCATGGTTTATCTCCAGAGATTCGATGCTTTGCGAATGNGCCGGACNGCTTCCGGNTCGCCGGTTCGGTGGCTTTGCTGCGGGTGCTGNCGCCAATGNCGCCCGACGATGGGCAGGTACAGCACGCCGCCGCGNTTGGCNACGAGCAGGGTCAGCAGCCAGTCGGCGAAGTTGTTGAGGTCGGTGGTTTCCTTGAGCACGGCTTCGACGACGGATCGACGCATCACGATCAGGCCGTGCACGTGGCTNGCGCTGTTGGCGTGTTGCCAACGGCTGTAGGCCAGACGCCGCACNGCGANGTCCTGGCCGNTTTCGTCGGTCAGTGCTTCGTCGGTGTANGCCATCACGGCNTGCGGGCAGGCATCCAGCGCATCGGCCAGTTGTGTGAAGGCACTGGCTTCGTACAAATCGTCGGGATCGACAAAGGACACCAGCGGCAGCGTGCCTTTTGCATAGCCTGCCGCGCGTGCTTCGCCGATACGCCCCGGAATGCCGGGCAAAACGTGCAACCTGATCGGTGCTTCCTCGAGGCTGGCGATGCAGGCCTCACGCCATTCGGCAGGCTCGTTAAGGGTGAGCAGATGAACATTGATGCGCGGCTCCATCACATACCTCCCCAATACTGTCCCCAACGCAGGCCGTAGCCAGCGCGATCCATGACCCGCACCTG